CTACGTATTTATCGGAAGGAATAGAAGGCCATCTTACTACAACAAGACTTACATCTGTTAAACATTCTACATCAGAAATCTCATTTTTACCATAGGTCCACATGTCACCCGCCTTCAAATGTTTACCAGAGACCATTAATTCACCCTCAATAATATAGGTTAACTCAATTGTAACCTTATGAGTATGACGTTGATGAGGAGATCCTTTCTTATGTTGATGGTGAGCTACCTCAAAGAAAGGATTCTTAAAGACGGATGGTTCAAAGTCTCCTACAAACCATCCACCCTTCATATCATTTATGTTGAAGGTCTGCATATTCATGCTCCAAAAAGTGACGACGCTCAGAAGGTGTTCCCATAGACCATAGATTTTCTATAGGATGAATAACAATCTTCATACCCTCCTCAATAAAAAGATTGTAAAGAGGAGCAACATAGAACTCATTCTTCACTCTAATATTCCTCTTCATCATCTCTCCAGCTAAACGAACAAAATCAGATCCTCTGGCAAAATGATACAACCCCGCATGGGCATAATTACTAATCACTTCTTTCTCTGCTGTCCGTCTAACATATCCATCTCTACCTAATTCAGAATAACTATAAGCACTATTATCAGCATGGAAAGTTACTACCACACCATCAGCATCCTCTCTAACCCCTGCAGGATTAAAATGAGGTTCAAAATACATGTCCAAAGTAGTGATAGTTAATGGTATATCATTATCAATATAATCTTCTGCATAGAGACAAGAACAAAGAGTACCTTCAGTCTCTCTATCTACAATAATGATCTCAATATCTTCACCAAATTTCTGACGAAGAACCTTATCCATTTGGTTATTAACTACAGTATCTTTACGAATAACAAAGATTAAATTACATTCATCGGTCTTAATACACGACAAACTCCAATCAATTATTTGCTTATGACCTACATCAATCAACTGTTTAGGAGTAGTAAATCCCTCATCCCTAAACCTTTGACCTTTACCTACCATAGGAATTAGTAGATTATACTTTTTCATAATAAATTTTCCTTCAATAAGTTAGTAGCAATACGATGAGACTTAATTACTGATTCCGTAAGACCACTTCCCATAATCATAGACCTAATAAATCCAGAAGCAAAGTAATCTCCTGCACCCAACACATTTATATCAGAAAGAAATAACTCTTCAGGAACATTATAATCTTCTATAGTATTCCCATCTGAAATAGAACTCCCTGTGGGATGATGCATAATAACATATCCTTTAACCAACTTACCCAACTCCAAGATATCCATAAACAAATCTTCTTTAGCAATAAAAAGATAGTCAAGATGTGGAAGTAAATCAATACACCTTTCAGGATTCTCCTTTGTAATATCAGCAGATACAATCCCTTTAAGTTTAGAGATAAAAGATGTATCACTTAACTGATTAATATAGGAAATATGATGCCAGTAGTCATCAGTAGGAGAAGCAGGATTCTCCTTAACATTAAAAGAACACCTGCCAACTCTATAATTATTTTCCTTATCTACCAACACTAGTGCATGACCAATAGAGAGGGGTTGAATAGAAACATTCAATCCCTGTCCCTGAGATACTAATCCAGACCATACATTAGCAATACCTCCAAGAGATGGTGTCTCTTTGAAGTCCACTAATATTCTATCGACTGTAAGATGCCCGTAGAGGGTAACACTTTTACACATTTATTTCATCGCTGCACTAGATGCTTCTGCCTTATCAAGATCGGCAACTGCTGCTTCAGGAGCATCCTGAACAATACCCTTACCAACAAGGAAATCATAAAGTTCCTGAACTACTCCTTGACCACCCTTTGATTTAAGAAGATACAAACAATTCTGTCTTATTATTCTTGGAGAATCTGATGGAGCAAATGTCCAGAACAAAGTCTTGAACATAGAGAGATCAAAGTAATCATCCCCAACAAATGCCATGTTCTCTTTCTTTACATCATATGTTGATTCAAGATGAGAAAGGTAAACACTCTTATCCAATCCCAGATCTGATCCGCGAGTACAATAGAATGGTATATTTCTTTGTCTTGCCATCTCAGCATTCCAATTATCACCTGAAAGCATGATAACCTGAACACCTGCTGCTATAAATCTTTTAATTGCAGTAAAGTCTTTACAACGAAACCTCTTATATACTGGTTCATGTTTCTCAGTATATACCTTGGTTCCATCAGTAAGAACACCATCAATATCAAGAATCAGTAATTTAATCTTTGACTTCTCACCTATACACTCACTTAATGTAGAGCTATAAGTTTCAGGATATGCAGACATAATTTTAAATGACTATACAGAAATGTTATCAGGGTTAAGGCAAAAAGTCAAGAATAAATCTTCTTACTAATTTGCCATCTAATCCATTCATAGGTTTTCTTAATCCCTTCTTCAAGGGGAATAGAATAATCCCATCCAAGCTCTTCACGAATAAGAGTGTTGTCAGAGTTCCGACCACGCACTCCTAACGGTCCTTCAATATGAACTTTCTCTACTTTCTTACCTGCAACCTTAGCAGCAATGTCTACCAACTCATTAATAGTTACCATCTCTTCAGAACCAATATTAACTGGTCCCATAAAGTCTGATTGCATTAATCGATAGGTTGCTTCGACGCATTCATTAACGAGCAAGAAGGAACGAGTCTGTAAGCCGTCTCCCCACACCTCGATGGATCCACCTTCCTGTGGGAGTTCAGCGACTTTGCGGCAGATTGCTGCTGGAGCTTTCTCTCTTCCACCTTCCCAGGTTCCTTCAGGTCCGAAGATATTATGATATCTGGCAATGCGAACAGGAATACCGTAGTTCCTATTAAAAGTAAGGTAGAGACGTTCGCTGAAAAGTTTTTCCCATCCATATTCTGAGTCCGGTGCTGCAGGGTATGCTGAATCTTCTTTGCAATTAGGATTGTCTGGTTCTAATTGATTGTACTCTGGATACATGCAAGCAGAACTAGAGTAAAATATCTTTGGTTGCTTCTTAGGATGATGTTCTGGTTCATACTTATCTAGTCTCTCATTCATTCTACGAACTTCATCAAGAACGTGAAGGTTAATAGACACTGAGTTGTGCATAATATCTGCATCATGTTCCCCAGTGAATACAAATCCCGCACCACCCATGTCAGCAGCAAACTGATAAATCTCATCAAAACAATCTACCATTCTATATGGTATGTCATTATAAAAATTACCTTGATATCCTTTAAACTCAAGGACTCTAGTAACCAACTCTACATTACGGAGATCACCAAACACAAATTCATGTGCTTTGGTCTCTGAAAATTCAGGTTCTTTTACATCCACACCTCGTACCCAGTATCCCTTATTCACGAGATACTGAACCATATGACTGCCGATCATTCCACCGGCACCTAAGACAAGTGCAGTCTTCTTATACTCACTCATGATCCATTCATTCCTATAGTATATAGTCTACCTTAAGAACATAAAGATTTCAACCCCTCATCAAAAGATATCTGTGGTTCAAATCCTAAATCCTTTAGTTTATCTCCATTAACAGAGTAATTATATGCCTGAGCAATCTTATTAAACTCAGGATAATCTACATATTTAAATTCACTTTTACTCCCCAAGTACTCTCTTGCCCTTTCCATAATAGTTTTAAATGGTAAAGGATTTCCTGCTGCAATATTATAGATAGAATTTATTTCTCCCTTCTCTATCACCAGTTTCATAGCACGACATATATCACTGACATGCATATAATCTCTGAGTTGCATACCATCATCATAAAGAGTAAGTGGTTTATCTTCCTTCATCAATCCAATGAGGAACTTAAGAACATTCTTCTGTGCTGAAACAGTCTTATCATCACCATAGACATTAGCAATCCTCATGATGCGATACTTCACCTTAAATGTTTTACAATATGAAATCAATAACCGTTCTGCACATCTCTTAGTAATAGAATAGAACCCTCCTGGTTCACATGGATCTCCTTCCTTCGCATCAATCACATCTGTTCCATATACAAAAGCACTACTTACAAAATTAAAAGTCAAATTCTCATCCTTACAGTGGTCTAATACATCTGTTAACACTGTTAGATTAGTATCAATATCAATATGCAAATCCTTAAAGACATGACTATTAGTAGTGGTACTAATGAAATAGATTATATCTTTTGATTCTGGTTTCCTTTCTTCCCGTGGGATTTTAATAACCTCATCGGCATATAGATCACAAAAAGTACCACCAATAAAACCAGTAGCACCATAGACAGAAAGCTTATTCATACTCATACTTGTGACAGTCTTTAAATGATTTGCCGACCTGATCCTTTAACGATAGAACAGGATTACCTTCAAAAGGCCATTCTATTCCCAACTCAGGATCATTCCACATCAATGTTTCCATAAACTCTGGGTAATAATAATCAGTGCATTTATATTCAAACTCTGCATAATCACTAAGAGTATAGAATGCATGAGCAAATCCTATAGGAACCCATAGCATAACATTATTCTCGGCAAGTTCAATACCAAATGATTTCCCAAAGGTAGGAGAACTCTTCCGAAGGTCCACAATCACATCGTAGACAGCACCCTGAGTGCATCTAACTAACTTTCCTTGTGGATATTCTGTTTGATAATGCAGACCCCGTAAGACACCCTTAGAGGACTTAGAATGATTGTCTTGAACGAAATCATCCATCGCTCCAGTAACATCCCTAAACCTCTGAAGACTAAAAGATTCTAAAAAGAATCCTCTCTCGTCATCAAAACGAGGAGTAGTGATGACATATGCATCCTTTAAATTAGTTTCCTTCGCTTTCATCAAAATACTTATTCAACAGTTCAGGAGAATACTGCTCAACATTTTCATCTACCCTTTCCTCTCTCTTGGCTTTCTCAAGTTCATAAACTCTGTTTCTGAGTTCGGTAGAAGAATATTGATGTCTTCTCATATGAAAGTATAACTCAATTCCATTATCAATGCAATACTGCTTACCAGTAAAGTCTCTATCCTTATACTCTTCACTCAGAAATCTAATATGAACAGTCTGGGTTTGAATCAAGTTAAGCAAGTCTGCTTCTGTCTCATACACCAAAATCTCATCAACATATTTACAACCTTGTAACTGAACGTAACGTTCATATACAGATTGAGTTGGTTTATTCTTTACACCAGGACGATCAATAGTTGGATCCACCTGCAGTGCGACTATCAAATAATCGCACAGCTGCTTCTCCATCTTCATCATGGTTACGTGGCCAGCATGAAATAAATCACAGGAACTACAATTAAATCCAATTTTCATAATAAATTATAAATTATTCGTCCCAATTTATAGGAACCGGTTGACCCTGTTCATCCTTAGCTGTCGGATGTAGTTCTGCATCTACTACTGCAATTAAGTTAGCGAGTTGTCTCTCTATTTTATCAAGTCTGTCTGGAGATACTGCATTATCAAAAATTGCTTTCTTCAAACCCTGCAATTCACCAGCATCTACACCATCATGTGTATGAGATTCTAATTTTTGCAGTCTTGATTCTACTTCAACATCATACTTAGACATTGATGCTCCACTAGAAGACTTCCCTGATGTACCTTTAAATGCCATTGTTCTTTACGTTTTTAGATATTTATTATAGGAACTGGCGTGGCTGGGCTCGAACCAGCGACATTCTGATTAACAGTCAGACGCTACTACCAACTGAGCTACACGCCACCGTGTGATCCTTAACATAACAAGGGACACCTGCCGGATCTAACCATTTAGTGTACTCAAAATCTTCAATAGCAGTGGTAAGTTGCATACTATTATCACAAAGATACATATCTCTATACCTCTTTGTATAATAATCTTCTTTTTGAATACGGTAGTCTGGTTTCCCATTCTCTAAGGTTCCCGTCTCCACATAACGGTAAGGATACCGTTCCATAATTACTTTCATTTTACTTCAACCTCTTGAAGATCCTGTCTAACACATTCCATTACATTTGCGTAATCGTATTCTGGATCTTCTCCTGTTAACTCCAACCCTTCCCCAACATAGTATCTCTTAAGTTTTTTATATAGTTTTGGATTTTTTACATCCAAATAAATTTCTTTGTTGGCGGCAGCACGTAATGTGCTGAGATCTTTACTGAACTTTGAAGTTAGAGTCATTGGTTTGAATGTGACTTTAAGATTATAGGAAAGATTGTAAACTAAGTCAAGCTGTCATACTTTTAGTTAATGATCCCCATTCTCCACATAAAGAATAATTAAAAGGGAGACAAATTCTTTGCTCACTACTATTATTTCTAGTAGCACTATGATGTAAATGAGATGGAAATAGATATAAGTCTCCAGGTCCGGGTCTAAACGTTATAGATGTGGAGTTTATCATATTATATTCTTCAATTTGTTTACTAGGATCCATATTACCCGCACACCAATTTGGAGGATCATGCTCAAATTCAAGATCTCCACTAGTCTCAGTTACATGAAAATAATATATTCCTGTTAACCAAGAATTGCTATGAAAATGTCTAGGAGAATATCCTCCTTTATCCGTAAGAAGTATCCAACTACATTGATGTTTTAATCCTACTGACTTATTAAGATGTAAATGATCCCGCAAATAATATTCTGTATGTCGATCTACCTCTTCTTTTAACTTCCTATTCTCCAACAAACAATCTTGGTCCCTAGAAATAAGACCACCATCCGCATCCACATACTGTCTCACAGTAGAGATTTCAAAATCCACACCAATATTATCCACGTATATTGGTGTAGGAAAAAGTAAATGCAACTGAGCACTCATGGACCATCACTATTGTTCATCTTATAAATGTATTCATCCGAAGGGACTAAGACTGCGCTGACCTCTCCATCGGTCACCGCAATCTTCTCACCTTTCTCTACTCGCTTAATGATTCCTGCAGAATCATCAACGAACTCTTTGATTGTTAAAGTCTTCATTCTTTAATACTAGCTTCGTAGTCTTTGTCGAACTGATCAAGACCTTTGTCTGTAAGAATATGATTATACATACCCTCAAAAACATTCGGTGGCATGGTAACAATGTCAGCACCATACTCAAATGCTCTACCAACATCTCTTACACCACGAAGAGATGCTGCTAGAACTTGAGTTGTTACCATGTGCTCTCGGTATACCTTAGCAATATCTTTAACTAAGCATAACCCACCAAATGAATTATCATCGACTCTTCCTACGAATGGAGACACATACTTTGCTCCTGCCTTTGCTGCAAGGATTGCTTGAGACTGTGAGAAAATAAGAGTTACATTTACTTTGATACCTTCTACACTCAAATTAGCACATGCAAGAAGACCATCATAAGTACAAGGAACTTTAATCGTAGCACACTTACCAAACTTCTTATGTAATCTCTTACCCTCAGAGATCATATTCTCCTTACTACCAATCACTTCCATACTAATATCAGTTAGTCCAATATCCTTAAACTCCTGATACACTTCCTCATGCTTTCTACCACTCTTTCTAATTAGGGAAGGGTTGGTGGTTAAACCGTCAATCAGTCCAGTCTTCCAATGCTTACTAACTATCTCAGTTTCAGCAGTATCTAAAAAGATTTTCATAGTTTATAATCTAATCACAGTTATATATACAAGTTTATCATACTCTGACGATAATGACATCCCCGCCATCATCTTCATCATCATCCTCATCATCACCTTCCAATTCTGCTCTCAACTCATCTATACGTGCTTGAAGATCCTTATATTCTTCTAAACTACACTCTGTTTTTGGCTCACTAAAATTTACTCCCATCAATTCTGTACCAGGTTCAACATCCCTCATCTCTGGATGTATTGGTCTCTTTACTTCTGTAGTCCATTCACCTGCTAGACGGCCAGAATTATAATCAATAACGGGTTTAGAACTGGTGGCACTATGCATCAGATAAAAAGCACCCACCAATGTGGATATACCCGCAATGGCAAACAAAAAAATGGAAAGATTGTCCACTAGATTCCTGGAAGGTAACGTTGATACTTCTGTATATATGGCATTATATCACTTTCAACCCTCTCTACTATATCATCTAAAATATTAACATCTAAATCCATAAAAGGTGGAATGATACCAAGGATTCTAAGCAGACCATCAAGGAATAATGCAAGGCAAATCAATCCTAAAATCATACTAATGATAGTAGCATTACGATTATGCTTTGCCATCAATTCAGCATCCATCTCCCGTGCTTCAGCAACAGCAGCTTGAACTAACATATTGACTTCTTTTTTAGTATAAAAGTGTGCCGTATTAGGGTAATCCATTAGCGGATTTCAAAATCAAGTTTGCGAACCTTACGCTTACGCCTTTCTTCTTGCCAGGCAAGTTCTGAGGGAGACAATGCAGTGGATTCTTCTCTTTTACTATTTGATTGTACCATCACAACATTACCAAGGTCAACTGCTGTTACAGTATCGCCCTTGACTGTCATCATATTAGGACAACCACATGACTGAGAACGCGAAGGATGGCTAGTGATTTCTTTACGACAATCCTTGCACTGCACTACTAACATTTTCTTTCATCCTGATCCATTTCCTAGTTTAAATATTTAGAGAAATTCATTATCTTCTAGACAAATATATTCTATCTCTTCTTTATCTTCCAATTCTATCCAGTCTTCAAACTCTTCATAGATAGCCGCCTTTGCCCCTATACTATCTGCTGTTTTTAATCTATCAATGGCCCAGTTCCTAATCTGTGCTACGGGTTCAGTCGGTTCCAAAGTAGTCTTTTCTGAAGTATCTTGAGAGGATGTTACTATTATAGTACTTTGGTGTGCCATCGTCAAGTTGTTCTGTAAGAACTCCATGGGCAAAGAGTTGGCGTGTTTCTTCGAAGTTTGTTTTGCCAGCTGTGTGATGTAAGCTGAGCATAACTCTGCTAAAGTTATGTCTACCCAATCGTTTAATTTCTTCCTTAAGTTCTGGACAAGACCCATAATAATTCTTCCAATCAGATTCAGATTTTACTTTGCGTTTCTTACCTCTCGGAGTTCTAAACTTCCAGAAATACTTACGCCCGATGTACTCGCGCCCGTCTTGGACATTAGTAATACAGTAGACGAAACCGAAGAGATTGTCAATATCGTTAGAAGTAAAAGTTGTATTCTTGTAGGTCCAGGGATTTTCATATAACCCTTCACCCAGTCCGGTCTTTGCGGTGGAGTCCACTTACCAATCTTTATAGTCATAATCTTATTTAGTTCAACTTCATTAGGGAAATCATTCAAAGGATATCCATCCCGTTACAATATATTTAAGACCCTTATTAGGTACTCCCCTATGAACATGAGTCCAAAATGCAGGCCAAATAACACACCTACCCATCTTAGCACGAACTGTAGGGTAGTTCTTAAACTCTGTACCAGATTTAGCATCATTCAAATAAAACATCCAAGCTAATATTCTCGTAGAACCTTCTCCGCTATTATGCTCACAGTGCCATGCTTTAAATCCATCCTCTTCTGTTTCATACTTCTGAACATTATAGTCATCATCATATTTCCATTTATAAGTATATCCTATTTGTGGGTACTCCTTCTTATACTTTTCAATAGATTTAATAAGTTGCTCCCTAATGATACAAGAAATTATACTACCATTGGAAAATTTAGTATCCACCAATTCAATCGCTTTCTTAACATCAGGTCTTAATAGAGAACGTGATTCACCATGAGACCAAACTGATCCTTCCTGTTGAGGAGATTTTTTAAACTGATTGATTAGTATCTCACATTCCTTTTTACTTAAAGCATTATCATAAATGCCAAAGTAATCAGAGTTTGAAACCAGAGAACGTATCTTTCTTAACATCCTGTTTAATACCACCCACAACATAAGACTCTACTTCAGTCTCCTGTGGTGCCACCTGAAGACCTTTAGAACTAATCCAATGTTGTGTCCAAGGTAATGGATTATTCTTTGCAGGAATATCATACTGAGGTTTAAGTCCTATCGCCTTTAATCTTTTATTAGCAATCCATTCTACATACTGCTGCAATAATTTCTCATTCAATCCTATCATACTACCATCTTTAAATAGATAATCTGCCCATGCCTTCTCTTCATTCACAGCACGATCAAACATCTTATAGGTCCACTCTTCCTCTTCCTTCATTATATCAACCAGGTCAGGGTCATCACCCTTACGCCAGAAATTTAATATGTTCTGAGTGAGAACTAGATGTTGATTCTCATCCCTTGCTATGAGCGAAATGATTTTCGCAGAGCCTTCCATAAGCTTAAGCTCACCAAAAGCGAAGGAACAAGCAAAACTAACATAGAAACGTATTCCTTCCAGTATGTTAACATTAGCTACTGCCCTATAAAGTTGTCTCTTTAAATCCTTTAAACACCATTGTGCAGTAGGTGAACCCTTTGCATCTGGTTGCCAATAATTTCCCTGACCCCATTGCTGTGCCAAATTAATAAACTCATCATAAGATTCTGTAACACTTGCGGCACGTTCTAATATACGTTCATCAGTTAGAATCTTATCAAATACAACAGCAGGATCTGAATATACATTTTTAATAATATATGTGTATGAACGACTATGAATCATCTCCATAAACTGCCACACTTCCATACAAGATTCTAGTTCAGGTAAAGAACAATAAGGAATGAATGCCATACCAGGTGCTCTACCCTGCACACTATCCAACATGATTTGATACTTCAAGTTGGAAGTATAGATATGCTTCTGCTCTGGACGAAGGAGTTGATAATCTCCACGATCTTTTTGAAGAGATACTTCTTCTGGTCTCCAAAAATATCCCAACTGTTGTGTAGTAAGTTTATCAAATTGAGGATACTTATAAGAATCATAACGTTGAACACCTAATGGTTTACCAAAAAACATTGGTTGCTTTTTAGTATCAACTGGGGCGGTATTAAATACCGTCATTCCTTTAATATTAGATTGCACAGGATTCACACTCCTCTTCATTTGCATTCTCTAGCTCACTTACCAAATTGTCAAGTTTTGATTTTTCTTCCGGAACATTGTCGTGCCATCCCATAGGATGTGCTGGTTCTTCAACCTCATCCGTCTTCATATCATTAGTATTCTGATAGTAAGAAGTCTTCCACCCATACTTATATGTGGTTAGTAAATCCTGTGCCATTACACTGACAGGAACTTCATTATCTGGATAGTGCTCTGGATTATAAGACCAGTTACCAGAGATTGCTTGATCAAAGAACTTCTGCATTACTGCTACTATATTAATATACCCAGTATTATTAGGCATATCCCAAAGCAAAGTATAATTATTTTTCAGACTAGCATAGGAGGGAACAATTTGCTTAAGAGGTCCTTTCTTTGATTTTTTAACGGACAGGTATCCTCTAGGTGGTTCGATTCCATTTGTTGCATTTGACACAACGGAGCTGCTCTCCGAAGGCATTTGTGCGGACAATGTTGAGTGCCTAAGACCGTATTCGGAGATAGATGCTCTAAGAGATTCCCAGTCATGTTGCAATTCCTGCTTGCTAATGTCATCTACATCACTCTTATATGTATCAATTGGAAGTATACTATCAGAATACTTAGTCCTCCCAAAGTTTTCACACCATCCTTTTTCTTTTGCTACCTGATTAGATGATTTCAATAAGAAATACTGGAAAGATTCAGCGAGTCCATGAACGGCATCCCATGCTTCCTGTGACTCATACTTGAACCCAAGCTTAGCAAGATAATGAGCAAGACCAATAAAACCTACTCCAAGGGATCTCCGTGCCTTTGTAGCTATCTCTGCTGCCTTAACAGGATACTGTTGATAATCT